GTCTCTGCTATATCTTTGAGATGGAGTTCCGCCCACTTTTGCACCAACATTAATAGTTGAACTGATATTAGGATTAAAAACTTGTGAAGATTTTTGACCAGGCTTCACTCCTTTAAAAGAAGTAGTTGTGGTAGAAAAATCAGATTGGGAAATAAGCGATGAACCTCTTCCGGTTGTAACTTTAGAGTGTGGTTTATTTGGATTTTCCCCAGCCCTTGCTAAAATTTGATTTGCAATTGCAGTTCTTCCCCTTTGTCCCATTGTTGGCAGTTCTCCACCTCTGGGATTGGGCCTATCTTTTTGGGCGCCAGAAGTTGACCGATATGGATCAACTGCTCTATTTTGTTGCCTTCTTGTTTCAATATCTTTTCTACGACTTGCCCGCTCTTCTGGAGTTAGAGCCTCGCTCAAAAGATACTCATAAAACCCTTCACTAATAACTTCAAGAATCTTATATGCAGAACCTTCGGTATTTGCATACCCCTCATCAATAAGATATTCAATAAGATATTCTTCCATTATAGTCCAGTGAGTAGTTTTAGAACAATTCCGGCGGCAGTCGCTTTGACGTATCTTTTTACCTTTTTGGCAGGTTTTGAATTTGATGCAGTTTTTCCAACTTTTTTAACTCGACGAGAAAGAGTTCTTAGAATACTTCCACGTTTTGTTGTGACTCTTGCTTCGGTTAAGAAATCGTCAAAAGTTTTCATTTTTGTCTTTTAGTCTTTCCCTTTAATACTGCACCAATCTTCGCTCGGGCGGAAGGCTGAATTTCAGCTAATCTCCGGGAAATGGACTGAATAGATGAATCGTCACCTTTTTGCATTGCAGTTCGCATTTGTCCGCGAAGTCTTGCTAATTCTCCTGCAACTTCACTATCTTCAGATGCTTCAACAATAGAATCAATCCATTGCTCGCTCATATTGGCCATAAGAACTTGAGCATCTTCAAGAGTATCAGCAAAACCTCCATCTAGCAGATGCTCTAGAACTACATCGTATAGGTCGTATTCATATGAAGAATTTACCTTGCCTGCCCGTCTTGCTGAACCAAAAAGCTTATTTAATTGCCCTGAACGTCGTGTTTGTGCTTTTTGACGTTTTGAGCCAAGTTCAGTTGTTTGTAGTTCGTCACTTTTTTGCATTGCTCTCATTGCAGGAGATAAATTTGCTGGATGACCAAACTTATTAGAACCCTTTGGGCGGCCATAATTACTGGGACGTTTATACGCATCTACATAACCTTCTTCAACTTCCACTTCTTCACTAAGAACTTCCTGGCGGTAAACATCACCATAAGACTGATATAGTTCCCAAAACTGGCTGCCGTTCATTTGATTAGTTAAAATAGTGTAACTATTTAGAATAACCAAAAGGACAGCGATTTGCCGTCCTTTTGGTTATTATTGATTTGTTACAAATTTATATAACTCGTTAGCGGTTTTAATAATTTCACCCGAAGATGCTTCATTATCTGCATTTTTCCCCCGACTAACATCTCTTGCCAAAACAAGGATGTCAAGTTTAAGTCTATAGAGTTCTAGTTGGTTCATTTTACCTCAAATATTTGTAAGTTGGTCAATCACTTTGCGAATCCGAACAATCCGTTCAGGAGTGTGCTCGGTTCCATAATCTCTTTGATGTTCAATAAGAACATCAATAAGGTCGTTTGCTTCTTCAGTTGTTAGATTCAGTTTGTGTGTTTGGATTTTCATTATTAAGTTCTGGTTTTACATTGTCATTTGGCAAATATGATTCTAAAATAAATTTATCTATTTCAGACTCAGAAAGACCTTGCAAAAATTTTAAAGCCTCTCTAACGTGTTGAGGAACCGGATTGTTTTCCATTAATTCAGTGTGTTTGTGTTTTCATCTTCTACCTGTCCATATCTTAGTTTATATTTATTGAATTTTTTATTTTTTAAAACACTGTATAGTACGCAATTTTTTAAATTTGAAAAATATTCTACCATTTCTTCCTTACTATCAAAAACGATACTATTAACCATATAAGGTTTATGATTATAAGAAAATGTTGAAGATTTTGAGAACCCAATAAAATAATCTTTGATGGTATCAATAATTTCTAGTGATTCTTCTCTAGAATACATCTCTTGATCCATAGAAGTTAAATCGCTCAAAAAAACTTCCAAATATTCTTCAAAATTTCTTGTGAAGTTATACTCTTTTTCAGGTAGGGGTTCATCTTCCCATTTTCCATCTAAAGTGGAATCGTTTCTAAGTGCTCGTTGTTTAATTTCTTCAAACTCTTTAATGTCATCTGCAATCTTATCATTAATAACGCACTGAATTTTGTAAACATTTGTAGAATAATCAATTGCAGTTTCATCCTCAAGAAGATGCTCAACAGTATTACTAATATCACTACTAAAATATCTATAAACATCACGAATAAGATTTGCGGTTAAACCGTCTTTATTTTTTCTATCTAAAAATTCTTGTAGCCGTTTTTTAGACTCTTCTTCTATATGCTTTAGGTATTCTTGAGCGTTCATACATCACCTTCCTTACGGTTTTCAGAACGACTAACTACAAATGTCCCCTCAGGATAACGAGCCGATAGTTTATCAAAATTCATTTGAAGAGCCTCATCAATAGTTGTCCCTAGAGCAGTGCAAGCCATTTGCAGGTAAAATAATACATCTCCCAGCTCGCGCTTTAGATGGAATACATTTTCTTCGTTATACTGTTTGCCCTGCCACAAAATCTTTTTTACTACCTCTGTAAATTCTCCTGCCTCTGCGGAAAGACCATACGCACTCGTTAGTAGTTGTGGGACGCTTACACCTTGTTCTTGTAGTTCGTCAATTCGGGCCTTAAGAACTTCAACATCAGAAGAAGTCTTTGAAGTTACTTGAGTAACAAAGTTTGCATATTCAGTTGTGGTGATTTGTTGTGTCATATTGTTTTCAATCAAAGTTAAAGTTTTTGAATTTGGATTTAAAGTCTTTCTTTTCTGGCTCTAAATCTACTATTTCTACAAGTGTATCCTGGGCTTCTTGCTCTACATCATACAGCCTCATCTTTGCCCTATCTATGCCAACCGTAAACCGACGATATGGGTCTAGTGCTCCGTAACGATTCTTGAGTTGTTTAACAAGAATCTGATTAAGACCTTCTAGTTCTTCGGTTGAAATAAGAGCGAGCATTAAATCAGCGGTCTGCGGGAGTCCAATACTTTCTGATGTATCTGTCAACGATATGTCAGAACTTGAAAATCCTGTGCGATTTGTTTGAGTAGCACTAATGATTGGGACATTAAATTCAACTGCAAGAGAACGAAGTTCTTCTGCAATAGATTTAACAAGACTATAAGTATTGACTTGCCCGTTAGATTTAAATCTACTAGATGCACAGATATTAATGTAGTCAATAAAGATTACATCTGGCACAAAAGATTTTTTGAGTTTAAGTTCACTAATAAGAGCCTTAAAATGACCAGAATGAGCAGTTGTTGGGGGATACTCTTTAATGATTAGTTTGCCGTGAGTTTTCGCGGACAACTTTTGAACTTTCGTTTCAAAGTCACTTTTTGGGATTTTTGAAAAGTCCTGAATATTGATGTCAAGTAAATTGGCATCAATACGTTGAGCAATCTTCTCTTCCGCCATCTCTAAAGTTATGTAGAGAACATTCTTACCTCTTAAAAGATATGACGAGGCAAAGTGGCACATTGCAAGGCTCTTGCCAACGCCGGTAGACGCAATGAATACCGTAAGAGTTTTAGCCGAAAGGCCACCACCTGTAATCTTATTGAGATAAGATATGTCAAACGGCAGTTTATCTTCTTTAAGAACATAAGATTCATAACGGGCATCAGAGTCTTCAAGATAGTCGTGACCAATATGGCTGTCAAAACTTACGGCAAGAGCATCACTAAGAATTGATGGAATTGCTTCTTTTGTAAGTTTTGAGTCGCTACCATCCGCAATCTGAATACATTCACGGATGGCAAGATAAACTGCCCTATCTTTACACCATTGTTCAGTTGTTTTTAGTAGCCATTCTTTCTCTGCTGGTTCATTTGAGAGACCAGAAACAATCTCTACAATATTTGCAAACGACTCCTCGTTTAAGTCGGTTCTTTTTTCCAACTCAATATAGAGGGATTCTTGAGTTGGAAGTGAATTATATTCTACAACGAATGATGAAATTTCATCATAAAGGACCTTTTGTAAAGAGTCATTAAAGTATTCAGTTTTGATAAACGGAAGAACCTTTCTTGTGAAGTCTTCATTGTATATTAAGTTTCTAAGAATTAGTGCTTCAGTTGTTTCCATTCATTATCAATCTTCGGTTTCTTCTTCTTCGTTTTCTACAGTTAAACTTGAGCCATACTTAAACTTTTTCTGGGCATAAACATCAATATGTTCTAAAACGTCTTGAGTAAAGAAAGTTTCAGGATTCTTCATAATTTCTTTTTCGTAAAATTTCTTCTCACCAAAAACATAACGATTACCAACTCTTTCAATAATACCACCTTCTACTGCAAGAGGTAGCAAACCGTAATATCGGTCAAGTCCACGTTCATCATAGAATAGCCTTACTTCTACATCACGATTTTCTCTAGATAAGCGAGATTTTACAGCCTTTGCCTTAATAATATTGCCCACAACTTCAGTTCCATCTTTCTCTTTTTTCTTTGAAAGATATATGATTGTTGTAGCAGCAAACTTTAAACCCGAACCTCCACCTTGTTCTTTTGTAGGAACGTATGCACCCGTAACATCGTATAAGTGGTTTGTAACTATCATTGGAATCCTTGCCAGGCCAAGTTTAAGAGTAAGAACTCTAAATGTTCCTTTAAGAAGTTGAGCCCGTGTCATATCCCGAACTTGCTTGTCGTTTAGGGTGTCCTCAATTTCTTTGGTTGTAGAGAGCATACCCAAAGAATCTAGAACAAATAAACAAGGAGACCTTTCGGATTCCGGCTTTTTCATATAAAGTTCAACAGCGTTGAGAGCCTTATTACGAAACTCTTCAACTGTTACAAGATTAATAACAACAATTCTGCTAGTATCAACACCACGTTCCTCAAGTAGTTTTCGGCTAACAGCAGATTCGGTATCAAAATATAGACACATTGCACCAGGATTGGTATCAAGAAAGTTCTTAACAACAGCAAGAGCAAAAAAAGTTTTACCAACTGAAGTTTCCCCAGCAATAGCGGTAATCTTATTTCCACTCACACCCCCAAAGATGCTACCGGAAGTTACCGCATTGAAAAGATAAGAGCCAGTATCAACAAAAGTTTCTTCTTCTACAATATCTTTAGCAAGTTTAATATAATCTCCACCAACCTCTTTAATTAAATCTTTTAAAAAGTCCATACGTTAATCATCCAAATAAAAAATCTAGTGAACTTGTTTCTACTGTATTCCAACCGATAACATCCAAGATAGCCCGAAGAGGTGAAATGAATGTCTTTTCAAACTGTGTATTATAGTCTACAAATTTATTCAAACCCAACTCGGTTGGAAATCTTTGAATGAATGCAATTGCATTTTCATTGATTGGGTTTGGCATTTTAAGATAGCAGAATTTAATCTTTTCTCCATCTTTAATCAAAGGGTATTTCATTTCTAGTTTCTTCTCTTTGATGTACCTATTGTAAATTAATGAGGCTCTAGATTGAATGGGTGTTCCTTTTATGTAAGAGTTACTAGGCGCTGCATATTTATTGACGTTGCTGACGCTTTTTGGAAATGATACTTCTTCTGGAGTAAGAGTGAAAAACTCTTTTTTGCAATGACTGATAAAATCAATGATGTCTTTATTGTCTCCATTAAGAATCAGTTTGATTCCTTCTCGGATTCTGTTCCTACAATATGCTGGGGTTGATGACTTAATTGCAGAGATTCCAGAGATAACAATCTTTGGTTCTGCATATCTTACACCCTCATTGTCCCACACGTTCATTATGTAGTTCTTCTTGGCGACCCATAGACCAGATGAACAGAGTTTTTCCCTCTTCATACTGAGTTGTCGGTCAAAAGAACCAAGAACATCGCAAATTTCATTAAATGAATTGTCAATGCACTCTTGAACTTTAGTGGAGCAAACTTTATCCATAAAGTCAATGATTTTTACCATCTCAACTTCTTTGTCACCAAAAATACGCTGAATAATTGGTTCAAAGTTAATCATAATAGAATCAGTATCCATTGCAATAGCAAAGTCAAAGTTCTCAGTTCCGGCAATTTTATT